TTTGGTTATGAAGGAACAGGAACATTACTTGCTTTACAATATGAACAATTACAAGGTAAAACTTGGGGATCAGAACAATTTACAGGAAATGCTACTGTAGGTAATAATTTTGATGGCCCAAATCCTATATATAAAGTAACATTACCTTTTGAACATATGCAAATGGAACGTTTAGTAAATGTTAATCCTAATTTAGCAAGTCCACAAATTACTACACAATATGGTTATTTCGTTGATGATAATTTAGAAGCATATTTTGGTAAACCTTTAATATTTTATCCTATAAAAAGAACTGGCACACCAATATCATTCAGAGATAGTAAAACAAGTCAATCATCATTATCTACTTATTATATACCAAGTAATAGTTTAAGTGTTAGCTCTTCAACAAGTACAAAAAATATAAACTTTTATTTAGAAGTAAATGAATATACTTTAGATACAACGTTTACAGGAACTTTGTTTGAAGAAAATTATCTAGAATACATACAAGATATATTTAATGGTAAAAGAAGATTAACAAAAGTAAAAGCATATTTGCCTTTAAAAATTATTTACAATTTAAATATGAATGATAGTGTTATTATTAACAATCAAGGATATTTAATTAATAGTTTAAAAACAAATTTAATTACAGGAGAAAGCAGCTTAGAATTATTAAATGACGATATACAAATTTCATTATCATTAACGAATATAGGTCCTTTTGGAAATTTAACTAATACATATTATTATTCTGTTTTAATTGGATCAGCTCAAAATTTAGCAATAGGAGATGTTATTTATACTAATAATAATTTATCTAGTACGTTAAGTGCTGGAACTTATTATCAAAATGGATCTACAGAAAGCACAACTTTTTGTGCAGATAATTCTTTTGCAGGAACTATTGCAGTAAATTCAAGTGGTGTTATAACAGCTATATCTTGTGCTCAACCATAAAATTATGATAAAAAATATATTAGAATTATTAAAATATACGAACGGTGAAACGGAAAACATTCGTATAGCAACTGGTAAAAATAAATTACCTGAAACGATCAAAGAAGGTATAAAACAAATTAAAAAACAAATTAGCTATGCCAATAACTAAAACAATAATAATTGATGCGAATACTAAAAACGCACAAAAGGAATTAGATCAAATAAATGCTATGCTTGAACAGCAAGATGAAAATCTTGACAAGCTGGAAAAAACGTTGCGTGATTACGAAAAACAATTAGATAAAACCAATAGCAGGGATTTAAACAAACGTAAACAAATCCAAGAATCAATTAATAAAACAAAAAAATTAATAAAAGAAGAAAAACAAGATATAAAAGAAAACACCAAAGCAAGAAAAAAAGCTAATCAAGCGCTTGACGAAGCAAAAGAAAATGCTGGTGATTTATCTGGTGTTATGCAATTAGCTGACAAAGCTACTGGTGGTTTAGCAAGTTCGTTATTAAATGTATCAAAAGGAACAGAAGGTGTTGTAAAAGGCGCTAAATCAATGAAAATAGCATTAGCTGCCACAGGAATTGGATTACTTGTCATAGCAATTGGATCATTAGCAACCGCTTTTTCAAGTTCAGAAGAAGGTCAAAATAAATTTGCTAAAATAATGACTAAAATTGGTGTCATAGTTGGCAATGTAACTGATATTGTAGCTGATTTTGGAATGGGTATTTTTAATGCTGGTAAAGCAATGGCAAAATTAATTACAGGAGATTTTGCAGGAGCTACAGTTGCGTTTGCAGAAATGACAATAAACATAAACGAAGCTACTGATGGTATAAAAAACTTTGGAGAAGAAACAGCCAAAGAAATGAAACTTGCAGGCCAATTAGCAGATCAACGTGCTAAAGCAGATAAAATTGATCGTGATTTATTATTAGAACGAGCTGAAGCAAATCGAAGGTTTAACGAATTAAGAGAAAAAGCTGCTGACAAAGAAAACGTTAGTATCGAAGATCGTATAGCTGCATTAAAAGAAGCTGGTCGTATTGATGAAGAAATTACCAAAAAAGAAATAGAAGCTGCACGATTACGTTTTGAAGCAAAAAAATTAGAAAATTCATTGTCAAAATCAACCAAAGAAGATCTTGACGAACAAGCAAAATTAGAAGCTGAATTAATTAATTTAGAAACAGCAAGATTAAAAAAAGCTAAAACATTAACAGCTGAAATAACAACTAATTTACGTGAAGCAGAATCAGAACGTAAAGCTGCAGTTGCTAAAGAAAAAGCAGATCAAAAAGTCATTGATGACGAAAAAATTAAAAAAGAAAAAGAATTAGCGACATTAAAAAAACAAATTAGAGACGCAGAAGCAGTAAGCGAAGATGATGCACGTGCTTTAAAATTGCAAAAAATAGATGAATATTATCAAACATTAATTGACAAAGCTACAGCAGCTGGTATTGCTACAGATGATTTAGAAGCTGCACGAAATGAAAAGAAAAACGCACAACAAGCTGAATTTGACACAAAAGATGATGAACGTAAACAAAAAATAATTGACGATGCACAAGCACAAGCAGACGAATTAAAAGCAATCGAAGATCAAAAAAAAGCACAACAAATGGCAACATTCGACAATGCAGTTGCTTTGGCTGGCGAAGAAACAAAACTTGGAAAAGCATTATTATTAGCTAAACAAATTATGTTAGCAAAAGAATTTATAATAAACGCAAAAGAACAAATGTTAGCAGCTAAAACAGCTGTAACAAAAGCAACGGTTAATGCCGCTGAAGCATCAACTGAAACAACAAGCTCAGTTGCAAAAGCAGCTAATACTGCACCACCACCATTTAATATTCCGTTTATATTAACTGCAATAGCTACAGGAGCCAGTGTTTTAAGTGCTGTTAAATCAGCAGTGGGTGCTACAAAAAGTGCAGCTGCTTCAGTTGGAGGATCAGGCGGAGGATCAGTTTCAACACCAACACCAATAACACCAGCGGCAGCTCCCCCAGCATTTAATGTCGTAGGTCAAGGTGCTACAAGTCAATTAGCAGAAGCAATTGGTGGACAAGCTCCAACACGTGCATACGTTGTTAGTAATGATGTTACAACAGCACAAGGTTTAGAACGTAACATTGTTGAAGGTGCTACTATATAAATGCAAAATATTAATTTAAAAACGTTATATAAAATATGAAAATAGTCGAATTAGTATTAGATGAAACGCAAGAAGATTCTGGAATAGAAGCGATTTCAATAGTCGAAAATCCTGCAATAGAAGAAGATTTCATAGCTTTAAAAAGTAATGAAATTAAATTAGCAGAAATATCAAAAGATAAAAAAATATTAATGGGAGCTTTGTTAATACCAAACAAACCTATATATCGAAATAATGGTGAAGATGAATATTATATATACTTTTCCAAAGATACGGTGTTAAAAGCGTCCCAAATGTATTTAACCAAAGGAAATCAAAATAATTCAACATTAGAACACGCACACGAATTATCAGGGTTGAGTTTAGTCGAATCTTGGTTAGTAGAAGACAAAGTACACGATAAATCAAGAAAATACGGTATGGACGTTCCTATTGGCACTTGGATGGGTGCAGTCAAAGTAAATAATGACGAAGTATGGAACGATTACGTAAAAACTGGTAAAGTTAAAGGATTTTCAATTGAAGGATATTTTGCAGACAAAATGGAACGTCCTAAAGATGCTATAGGATTATCAGAAAATAAAGACGCTGATCAATTAATAAATAAAATTAAAAGTATTTTAATAAATGAATAAATCACAAAGAAATTTTTTCCCAGGATTAGCAAGTCCAAAAAATTCAAGACGTGGTTGTTTATGTAAAGATAAAAATACATATTCTAGAAAATGCTGTGATGGTAGTTTATGGGCTCAAGGAATTGGTCCAATATCAAGAACTATTTGAAAATGCAAAAAAATAAATTAATAACGTTATATATATAATTATGAAATCAACTGAAATGTTAAACCAAATCAAGACACTTTTAAACATAGAAGTAAAGCTTGAAGAACAAAAACTTGAAAACGGAACTCGTGTTGAATCTGAATCATTTGAAAAAGGTAAAGAAATTTTTATTCTTACTGATGATGAAAAAGTTGCAATGCCCGTCGGAGAATATTTACTCGAGGACGGAAGATTAGTCGTTGTAGCTGAAGAAGGTATTATTGACGATGTTCGTGAAGTATCAGACGAAGTCCCACAAAAAGAAGAAGAATCAAAAGACGAAACAGAAGATCTAGAATACAAAGACGAAGAAATGGAAGACGATGGAAAAGAAGCTGATGTTGAAGATTGGGCAGGAATGGAAAAAAGAATTAAAAATCTTGAAGACGCTATTTCTGATTTAAAATCTAAAATCGGTGAAAAAAATATGGAAGAAGAAGAAGTTGAAATGGAACAAGAAGATGTTTCAAGACAACCAAAATCAAGAACCGTAAAAGAAGAATTTAACGAAGAATTAAAAGAAGAATTATCAAAACCTGCAGCTGCTCCAATAAAGCACAATCCAGAATCTGGTAATATGAAAAAAGAAAATTTTAGAATTGCTCCAAATAGAAAGCCTTCTACAATGGATTATATATTAAATCAATTAAATAAATAAAAATAAAAAATTATGCCACAACCAACGATTACATCTACATATTCGGGAGAATTTGCAGGTAAGTTTATAGCTGCTGCTTTATTAAGCGGAAACACTTTAAGTCAAGGTGCAATTGAAATTAAACCTAATATTAAATTTAAAGAAGTTATTAAAAAAGTAGCTACTTCAGGATTAATAGGCGATGAATCTTGTGACTTTACAAACGCAGGAACAGTTACATTAACTGAAAGAATTATTCAACCAGACAATTTTCAAGTAAACCTTGAATTATGTAAAACACCATTCGAATCGGATTGGGGTGCAGTTTCGATGGGATATTCAGCATTTGACAACCTACCTCCTGATTTTTCAAGTTTTTTAATAGCACACGTTGCTGAACAAGTTGCTGCTTCGACAGAATCAAATATTTGGCAAGGTAACCTTGGTGGTGCTCAAGCTGGTGAGTTTAACGGATTCACAACTTTAGCTGCTGCTGATGCTGACGTTATTGACGTTGCTGCTGTAGGTGGAGGTGTTAATTCTGGAAATGTAATTGCTGAATTAGGTAAAGTAGTTGATGCTATACCAAGCACATTATACGGAAAAGATGATTTATTCATTTATGTATCTCAAAACGTAGCAAAAGCATACGTTAGAGCACTTGGTGGATATTCTGCTATAACTGACGCTCAAGGCGGAGGAGTTGCAAACGGTATCGACAACAAAGGAACTTTATGGTACGGAGGAAACGAAAACCTTTCTATCGATGGAGTTAAAATATTTGTCGCTAACGGATTACCAAACAATTATATGTTTGCTGCACAAAGATCTAACCTTTACTTTGGTACTGGATTAATGTCAGATTACAATTTAGTAAAATTAATTGATATGGCAGATATTGATGGTAGTAAAAACGTAAGAGTAATTATGAGATTTACTGCTGGAGTACAATACGGA